CTAATAGGAAGCCCACGCTTAGTACCACCATTACTGAGAATGGGGGTACTGAACATAAACCATAGCTTACTAGCATAGTCATACAATCGTTGGGCATGAGCATCATCATCTGCAAAAGCATCGGCTGCACGAGCAAATGCTTGCTGTGGAGAACCTTCTCCATTTACTAAATATCTATCTTGTAGAGTTTTTATACTAAACTCTGACAGATAGCGATCCCTTTTAAAATCAATTTCTATAGTCATTTATCACTCGCCCAATATCTTCAATATTGTCTACACCTATTGCATCATCGCAATAAGTAATTAAATCCATTAACTCGTAGTTTACGAGTAACTGTTCTGCATTTTCGTTTAATGATTGAATGTACTTATACCTGCTCGGTATAGGTACCGCACTATAAATATCCATTGCATCCCCGTATTGCTCAATAAGCTGTGTAGCTCTTTTAGGACCAATACCCGGTATTCCTGCAACATTATCACCTTTATCGCCTGTCAAACATTTCATTGAAATATATAACTCTGGTTTAACATCATAATGTTCTTTCCAGTTGTCGAGTCTTACTTCTTTTCTAGTTACGTAGGAGAAGCGTCCTACTTTTTCTTGAATCAAGAGATCCCAGTCTCGGTCACTTGATATTAGCCAAATATACTCTAAGTCGTACTTGTTTTTATGTCTTACTAGATGCGCCGCAATATCGTCCGCCTCTACACCCTTATATCTAAGGACGGGGTATTCTTCTGCGAGTACTTCAAGGCTTGCTTCGTACTCTTCGAAAAATTCTTCGAAGGCGAGTCTTTCTGCGTCTGATTGTTCAGCGAACTTATCTTTTCTATTCTGTTTATACTCGGGCGAGATGCCTTTGCGATAAGTAGAGGAACCCCAATCTGAGGTAATGATAATATTCTTACAATCATATGACTTTGCCAAGCTTTTTACCGTACTTTGGTATTCATAACGAAAATCTGTACGGCCTTGATGTTTCCAACGAAATGCAAGGTTGAGAGCATCTACGACTAGAGTAGAGTTGGTATTACTTATCATTTTATCCGTAAGATTAAATGCCATCTAAAAACTCTACTTTTTCATCTGCTAGCCACGTTTTTGCAAGAAGAACGTAGCAGTCTAACCACTGAATATGTATCCAGTGATCTGTGAATTCAGGAAGAAGTGCAGTTACAACAAATACCTCTGACCGATTGTATTTAAAAAACAATAAAGGCTCCTGGTTACCGCCTTCTGCTTGTTGTATTAACTTCTTCCACCATTTAATTAAATTATTTGTTCTTGGTGCTGTAAACATTTTATCTGAAAGAGGAGACTTTTCGTAGTTTTTTACCTCTATGCAAAAACGGTTCTTTGCATGAGGAACGTATATGTCTCCTTTTAGGTAATCAAGAGCACCGGACGCCGGTACTCTCTCGAACTGATGACCTGTGGCTTCACGCAACATATCTCTTACAAGATACTCACCTCTTGCGCCTTTAGCCCTGCTATCTACCACAAGCGTCTTTGTAACTCTTGTAGCACGTCTAGCTTTTCTTTGTACTCTGCAACTTTTGACAGCTCTTCTTCTACGGCAGACATAATATCTGGATGCTCTCCTATGCCAACAGGACTTGAGAAGTATACTTGTACATTAGTCTCGTGGTATTTTACCTTTCCCTTCAAGTACTCTTTCATGTTCTCTGACATCAAGAATCCTTTCGTCAATGTCATCTCTGGTTCGCTCATTTTCTCTCTCCTTAATCATTTCGTGAATTTGTCGCCTACGGTTATGTTGCATACGTCTAACGTGTCCCATTAGTGCTCCAGCTTACTTACATTACCTGATTTAACTACTTCTACTTTATTTAGTAGAGGGTGTGTCCAGCCATGGCTCACAACATAAGTATTTAAATCTTCTTCTAAAAGTACCTCTACTAATTTCTCTCTGCCGGTCTCGTCAAGTACATTTATTACTTCGTCTAAAAATAATATGTTAATTTGAGACTTTGATATACTACTCATTAATTTACGTATTGCAATTAGAGTAGCGGTGTTCACCCTTGCTAATTCGCCACTAGAGAGAGCAAGAATATCCACAATGTTACCATTATCAGTGATTTGAACATTAAGTTTATCATTAGATACTACAAACTCCAAAGTAAAACGACCGTCGGACAATTCTGCTAAATAGTGATTTGTGAGTTCTTCCAACTCTTTTACCAAATTCTCTATTTTGTATGCAAGTAGCCCATTTGTACTAAACGCTTTCTTTAGCACTTCAAGATGACTTGCCGTTGCGCCTTCTAAGTCAAGAAGCTCTTGCAACTCAGACAGCTCGGTCTCAAACTGTTCTGTTTGTTCAAGAATTACTTGTATTCGAGTATTACGACGAGTTATGGACTCGTTTTGCTTTGAGATGCGCTGTAGTTCTTCTTTTGCTTCTGATATTCTTTTCGAAATTTCCTGTGCCCTGCTTTTAAGCTCGATAGGGTCCAGCACATTCGCTGGTAGGCTCTGGTCGATACTTCTGAATAGATCTTCCCAGTCGCGCTGAATTTTTCGTGCAGATTGGTATTCTTCATTGTTTCGTTTAATTTTGAGTATTCTTCGCTTAATTTCATCTTGTCTTGTTTCTGCCTCCGTTATTTTATCCGCTTCTTCATTGATAAGCTCTCGTATAAAAGCACTATCTACGGATTGCTCGCAAGTGGGGCAATGTGCTCCTAGCCCACTTAGCTTGTCTAAAAGTCGTTGAGACCCCGCTACTGCTTGTGTTAAGCTACCGCTTTCTGCCTGTAGCTCGTCGTATGATTTAATACCAGAAACTTTACAACTTTGAGCATCTTCAATACTAATGTTAGACAACAAGTCTTTATAAGTATTATTCTGAGAAATCTTTTTATTTTTCTCAGAGATATTTTTAATTTCACTCATAAGGTTGGCGAGGTCTTGTTCGTCTTCACCCGTCTCAATTGAAATTTCAGATACAGGCAGTATGGTTGTATCACTCAATTTGTTATCGTGCAACCACTTTTCAATTGTCGCTGTTTTTGATTCAATACTAGTAAGAGTTATCGTACTCTTTCTCGCCTCTTCTTTAAATAAGTCAAAGAACCTCACATAGTGCTCTAGGTGTAGAAGATCTATGAGAAACTTTTTTCGGTTTGTGTCTGTTGCGGTGAGAAACTGTAAACTACTATTAGTGTTTTGATATACTAGCTGAGAGAAAGTCTTGAAGTCAATACCTAGTATATCCTGAAGAGTTTTGTATGTATTAGTTGCTGTGTGCGAACTAATATCTTCACCATTTTCTAGCAGTTGCAGTTTAATATTTGACTTTCTATTGATAATAACATCGTACAAAGTACTATCTTTTGTGAATGTCAAATGTATATCATACCCAGAATTTACATATCTGTTGGGTATGTCGGCTTTTTTAATGCCTTTTGAGTTCTTGTTATATAAAGCCTCTTCTATAATTAACGGGATGGAGGACTTTCCCATCCCGTTAGTACCAACAAGCTGTGTGACTGTATTACTACTTAGATCTAGCTCGTTATCAGGGCCATAGCTAAAACAATTACTCCATTTCAATTTTTGAAGCGTAATCATTAAATATACCTACTATTTTGGGTATCCGTGATTCTGGTATTTCTAGAATATAAGTTAAGTACTCTACTAACTCTTCTTGCATAGACATCTCTTTGTCCATAACAAGAGTTGCTTCACTACTTCGCTTAATTACTTTCTTATCCAGCAGTTCATTATTTTTTACGTTTGCAAGTTCTTGCATATCACCTTCTATCTCGTAGATAGTGTGGTGCCACTCTGTAGGGACCATTTCATCAGTACTAGACACGGTCTTACGGATAAGCTGGGGCAGCTCAAAAGAGTCCCACATCCATGTCCAGTTAGTTGGGTTTATCAGAAGGTACCCTGTACTAACCTCATTTCTATGAAATGAAGTGGTCATAGGGCTTCCTGGGTATACAATATTGCGCTGAGTATTACTATGGGCGTGCAAGTCTCCTGCAAAAACAACAGGGAAATCCTCAAATCTGTCTAAGTCCACCTCTGGCTTGACGTGTGGAGGTATCTCACCACGAACATGAGTAAACAAAGGCTTGCTTTGGTCAAACAGTTCAATAGAGTTTTTACGATGAAGGTCTGCGTAGGGAAGTACCCCAAACCCAAAATCAGTATCTACATACGAAATATCTACTATTTGTACTAGAGGATTGATATCCCTCGATACTTGCTTTAATTGTGTAAAAAATGTTTTGTTTTTCTTTGTTGCTTCATGATTACCGTCATAGATAAGAGTCGGAATCTGTACTTTCCGAATAAACGAAAAGTACAGCTCCAACTCTTCCATGTTCGGCAGACGGTCAAAAAGATCACCACCAATAATGTGCATATTGCACTGCTTTTCGAGAGAGTGTATCTGCTCGAAGAATAAGCGGTAGCGGTTTAATGCCCACTCTCGTGGAACATTCTTTTGACCTAGCTTTATATGCCAGTCTGCCGTGAATAAAATCATCCGATGTTGAACTCATCTTCCAGGCTCTCATCCATATCTTCAGATGAGACTTCTCGAATTTCGTCAAGGAGTGTCTTTTGTGCGTCGGGAGTAGGACGAGGCATAACATCATCCATAGACTTCAGTTCTGCAATAGCGGCCATTTCGCTCTCACTAAGTGCTCGTTGCTTGCACTTTAGTACTTGTAGTTGGTACTCTACATTGTAAGGTAATGGACCAGTTTTGACACGCTTGAATCTAACGTCCCAACCTGTTTCTGGGTCAGTAGGGTCTCCAAGGTCTTCTGCTGCAGTAAGAATTGCTTCAAACAACTTCTTCTTGAGATTGACGATTTTTACTTCGCCGTTATCAAGACACTGCATAGCGTAGCTCCAGCCACACTTTAGATCGGGGTAGTACTCACGAATCCAGTCTTTTTCTTTATTGTTGAATCGCTCTTCGTTGCGGTCAAATGAAAGACACTCGAAAGGAATGTTCTTACCATTTTTACCCTCTAGCCAGTAAACGTATCGTGCGAGTACGTCTCCAACAAGGCGTAGTTCGTTGTCGCCGTCTCGGTAAGAGTAAGAAGTGATAGATGATTTTTTTGCGCCGCCTGCGGCTTTGTTAAATGATAGTGCCATTAGTGTATTGTCTCCTGGTTGGCTTCTTCATATAAAAAATGTACTTTATCATTCTTTATAGAAAGTAGGCTATTAGTTGTGATAAGCTCTAGATCAAATTCGATAAGTCGAACGTCTAGAGAAGATTCCCCAGTTGTTGCATAGTCCGCTAACGGACGCATGGAAGCTAAAGCAAGATACTGGGCTATCTCGCGATAACTATGTCTGTACGCATTGTACAGAAGCAAATCAGGATGTATCAAAAATGATTTACCTGAAAAGTCTTTAAAACTATATTTATAAATCTCAGAGTGCCGACTATCCGGAATTGAGTTCTGTGTCATCATTTTAAGAATGAGGTACATAGAACGTGGGTTTCCGTCTGCAGCATCAAAGATCTTTTCCCAATCGTAGAATAACATATTATACTCTCATCCGAAGCAAAAGTCAAGAACTAAATTTCTATGCTCAGAGCTGTTTAATTGAATAACCTTGTTTCATGTAATAGCCCATTCTGTTGGATGCTTGTCTCTGGGCCGTTTTTCCTTTTAAATGAATGTCAATAATTACTGGGTCTCTTTTGTTCTCGTGCTTGCGTACAACCCTGCCGATGAGCTGGGTAAGTAAAGGTTCATTATTAATAGGGGTTGCAAGAATAAGGCAGCTAAGAGTATTAACCGAGATGCCTTCACTAAAAATTGCTTGAGTTCCATATAAAACATTTTTATCTCCGTGTAGTATTTCATTTATGAGCGTCTCTCTTTGCTCATGCGGTACCTCGCCTGTAACACATATAGATTTCTCACCAGTCAGTTCGGCGCAGCTTTTCAAGAAATGAACTCGATCTGACACTACGAGCACTTTATGACCTCGCGCTGCATATGCGGACGCTAACATAGCTACAGAGTGACGATATTCGTCGTTGTTTGCTATTGTATTGACTCGCTTTGCCCAAGGTATATTTGCGCCATCAGGAAACCGTACTTCAGACCTGTATATGTGTATACTAGGAGTCATAAAGTTTTCTTTTGGCGGTTTAAATATCTTCGGACTAAAGTAATCACGAAATACTACGTGTTTTCCATCTTTGCGCTCAATTGTACCAGAAAGCCCGATCTTGTATCGAGCATGGCTGGTGTCAATAATCTTAGCAAAGGTGGGCGATGAAACGTGGTGCATTTCATCTAATATTATAGTTCCGAATTCCTTTCGGATTTTCTCGATATTCCTATACAAAGTTTGAGTATTCCCAATAACAATAGGGCTATCAAGCTCAAACCTACCACTCCCAATAATACCGGGACTAAATCCATAAACTTTCTCCACTTCTTTGGCCCATTGATTTC